GGTTTTCAGCCAAGTCAAGATGGAAAGTTCACCTTTTCTGAACATCAAGGTCTTTTCATCAGGAATTACGCTTATATTATTGAGTGACTCTATCATATTGTCAATATCAATAATTAAATCCTTCCAACCCTGATTCCCCATCATTTCAAATCGGGATTCGTAATACTTTTGTAGTTCTGGATTCATGGTCTGCCTTAGAAAAACATCAAAAAATTGCCTGTTGCCGCTGAAGAAGCGGTAAATAACCATCCTGTGTTATTTCCACCATCCACATTACCATTGGCTGTCAAGGCTTGCCAAATTGCGCCACCTGTGGCAGATGACCTGCTAATGGAGCAGTAAGACACAGACACAGTACCACTTGCCTTAGATAGCGTATGGCTTGCGGCAGTGGCAGAACCTATGGTTATCAGGTTTCCAGCAGTGCCAGATAGTGAAAACCCAGACAAGAACGTGCTTGTTGTTCCTGCGGTGAATAAGACCGATGCTGGCTGAGTCGTATTTGTGATGTTGTCAAATGTGTTTGAGCCTGTAATGGTTAAAGTACCAGCACCACCTTGATTCAATGTGCAGTTGTAAGTAGAGCCACCGCCAACAAATGTTTTTGCAGTTGCGGCAGTCATGGAGATCGTGCCTGTGCCAGTACCTGCTGTAGTGGTAAAGTTAGTTGGTTGAGCGTTGTTAAATGATGTTGTGTTTGGGTCAGGACAAACTAAAGTTCCTCCGTTAAATGTAAGATTTTTAGTTCCTGTGGCAGTTGTAAATCTTGTTCCTACTGTGCAAGTATTGCCATTTAAATTCAATGTGCCGTTTGTCAATGTCATGGTTCTTGTAGAACCAAGGGTCATTGCATCCTGAAGACTAAATGTACCACCTACACCGTTGAATGTAATTGGGAAATCAAGCGTTTTTCCATTAGTAGTTATTTGTTGAGTGCCAGTTGTTCCAGCAAATGTTGTTACGCTTGTTCCAGATGCAACTGTGGTTCCAGAACCAATAGTCAAGTTGCCAGTAAGTGACCTTGTGGCATTAGCAAACGTACCTGTAAAGCTACTTGTATCCAAATCTTTAATTGCCGTGCCAGTAACGGAAACAGTATCTGTGCCAGCAGTACCAAATGATATGCCTCCAGAAGCTGATCCAGCTTTGAAATCAACTGCTAATGCGCCTAAAGTAAATGTACGTGTACCAGTAGCTCCAGCGTAGTTGGATACAACAAGGAATGTACCTGTTGAAGAAAAATTAGTTGTTGTGCTTGTTGTCCAAACAGTTGCATTATTACCCGTCAAAGTAATTTGCCCAAGCGTACCAAATGCAATGGTTCTGGTGTTTGAGTTGTTTGAAGAAAATAAACCTGTCGTTAATGTCAGGTTATTTAAATCAAGCGTTCCATTAGTAAATGTAGTTTGGCGAGTAGAACCAACTGTCAGCGCATCCTGAATCTTGAATGTACCCCCTACTCCGTTAAATGAGACACCAAAATCTAGCGTTTTGCCATTGCTTGTAATTTGTTGAGTTCCACTGGTTGCGGCAAATTCTAATGAGTTACCTGAAGATGTTAATGACATTCCAGTAGAAAGTGTTAAATTTCCATAAATAACGCAACCACCAGCTATTGTCTGCCATGTACCAGCATATCCCGTAAAATTTACGTTTCTTGCCGTTTGAGAACTGCTACTAAAAAAACTTAATGCGTAAGTGCCGCCAGTAAAGTTATAACTGATGGAATTTGTTTCTGATAATGGTCCAGAATAAACTAAAATAGCAGCAGAACCTACTGATGTAACATTAACAACTTGTGTGCCTGTTGTGGTTAATCCAAATGATGTTGTAATATCCCAAACCACACTTGTTCCAGAACATGAAATATTTCCTGTGCCAAAAGCAATTGTTCTTGTGTTTGAATTGTTCGATCCAAATACACCTGTTGTTAATGTCAAATTATTTAGGTCTAACGTACCTTGCGTTAAAATAGTGGTTTGCGTTGTGCCTAACGTCAAATTATTTGTAACAAGCTGAATACCTCCACTGGGCGCGTTTATTGTCACAAACTGAGTAAATGTTTTACCACCAGAGTTGAGTGTCTTTGTGGAGCGGTTAGAAAATGTATAGGTACTAGTTCCAGTAGGCGTTACGCCTGATCCGTAAGTAAAGTTTCCATAGAAAGTTGGAGTATTTGAACCTGACGCTAACGTCATTGCATTAGTACGTGTTGACGAATCTAATGTACCAATATTCCAAGCACCATTGATTGTTATGGTGTTGCTTGCCGTTAACCCTGTGTTTTCTATAATTGCGGTGTCTTGTGGTAATGGGTAATTCGTATCTGCTACACCTCCACCTGAACTTGTTGCCCAAGCTGTAGCATTCCAGTTACCACCTGCCGCCAAATTCCAATATTTATTTGTGCCAGCAACAAACGTAATATTGCTGTTACCTCCGCAATCACCTAAACGAGTACCAGATAACGTACCAGCCGCACCTGCGATGGTGATGTCTCTAAAGTCAACATCAGTCATGGCGGCAATTGCGGCACAAGTCAATGTACGAGTTGTTCCAATTGTGTTTGAACGAACAAACATCCTACGGCTTCCATTTGAACCGTTGACCGTCAGAGTTCCATTGATTGTTTGGTTTGCGCTTATGCTTATGTTGTTTAGTCCTGCAGTAGCAATCGTAGAAAACGTCAAATTGTTAAATGTGTTTGCGCCTGTAATTATTTTTGTCAACGTGGTTGCTGTTGTTGATGTACAAGATACGTTGTAATAGGTAAGACCACCACCATCAAATGAGAAACCAGAGCTACTTGACGTTATTGTTGACGTACCAGCATTTAGTGTTGCATTAGTGCTGAATGTCATTGACCAATTTAAATTTAATGTAAGTGTAGACCCATTAAGATTTATTGTTCTTGTATTGGAGTTTGATGATGAAAAAGTACCAACAGTAACAGCATAATTACTTGCTGATGTGTCAAACGTACCGTTGGTTAGCGTAAGGTTAAACGAACCAATATTTAATGCAGAACCTAATGTCCATGCGCCACCAACACCATTGAGTGTAGTAGTGACACCAATCGTTACACCATTGGTTGTGATTGTTTTTCCTGTAGTGGTGGCGTTAAACGTCAGTGTTCCTGCTGTTTGTGTTACAGCAAAGTTAGTTGCTTGATTCGTCCATGAACCAGATACGGTCAGTGTAGATGACGCAAAAGCCAGCGTCATTGCGCCATCTAATGCTTGTGGCGCACTTGCCCCACCAATGGTTATATCGTTACAAACAGCCGCAGAAACAGTAACGGTAAAAGCGCCTGTACCTACATTGGAGTTGGAGTCAAAGAAAACGTTATCAGATGCTGTAGGCGCAGATGCTCCTGAAGCACCGCCAGAACTTGTCGACCAATTAGTCGTACTGGAGGTATTCCATGTACCTGATCCACCAACCCAATAACGATCTGCCATGTTTTACTCCGCAATCACAGGATTGCCATCAGCATCAAAAACAATGTTTCCGTCAGTGTCCAATAAATAGTTGGGTTGTGGTGCAGTAATGACTGCTATCCAATTAGACAAACGCTGTTGCTTCATGTTTTCAATCTCAACATCAGTTAAGCCATGATCGTCTGGCAAATGCAAAGCGTCTGCAAATTTTCCGTGTTCAGTGTCAAAAGAAAAGTCAATTTTCATGTTTATCCTTGTGTGGCTACTGCAATTACATCCCAGCGAGTATTATTTGAGTTATATATACAACCAACATAAGTTGTTTTATTGGCTGTAGTGGTAGTTGGCAATGTGACACCAATTGCGGTATATGTACCATTCCAATTTATTGTTCTTGTCACACCATTATCAAGTATGCGAAAAATCAACTTATCTCCATTTGTAGGAGAGCCAATAGGTGCATTGATAGTTAAAGTTGATGCAAGTGCTGTATATGCATAGATGTCACCAACAGAAACATCTGGAGTCAAAGATGTTGCAGTTGTTGCAGTTACATCTCTTGGGTCAATACGTTTATTGGTTAACGTATCAGTCCAAGTTACATTGACACCATTATTTGAAAGAATCTTGCCAGACTGTCCAACAAGTTCAGGAATTCTATTGTCCATGTTTGAGAAGACACGAATCTTCTCAGCAACTGCTTTAGTAAATACCTTCCCTGCCTCAATGATGCGACCATCAGTTAGTGTGATGACGAGTTCACCATCAATGTCTACTTTGGCTTTGGATACGCCTACACCATCTTTGCCATCTGCGCCTTTTGCTCCCGGTGCGCCCGGTGCTCCATCCCGACCCGGCTTGCCATCTCGACCCGGAAGACCATCCTTGCCCGGCAATCCATCCTTGCCACTCAGAATGTTGTCAACCTTACCAACAAGTTTATTGTCTAGTTTGTTAAACCTATCTTCAAGGTCTTGCTTAATGTTCTTTAGTGCTTGAACAACAAAATCAACATTGGTTTTTAGTTGTTCTTTTTGACGCACCTTTGATTCTTTGATTGTTTTCTCAATAGAATCAAGCACCTCCATTTGATCGGAATGCGTCATGTTTTCCAATTGGAGAGTTTGTATGATGCTTGTCTTATCAATCATTTGACAACTCCTGATTGAGTTGCTCTAAAAAGTCATTTTCTATTTGAGCTTGACTTTTCCTCTTATCAGCCATTTGTAACTCAACAATCTTTGCTTTGTTTTTAATGTCTGATTCTTTCAACATCAACTCGGCAATCTTCACTCTCTTATCAAATTCACGTTGATTGGCTTCATCTTGATTAGGTAAATTCTTGGTGATAGAAGCAAGATTTTTTGCTCTAACTTCATCTGGCATCAACTGCGCTTCTGTGAGCAATTTCTGTGCTTCAGCCCTGTTTTGTTCAGCCTGAGTCGTAGAAACTGCAATCTGAGCCTGTGCCGCTTGGATAGCCAACTGTTGTTGAGCCTGTGCCAACTGCTGTGCTTCAGGATTGGGTTGCATCATCTCATCCAACTTAGCAATCAACTCCATGCGGTTAGACAAACTGCTGTTTCCAATAATTCCTTTGAGGATAATCGGCAAAACAGGAGTCTCAGCACCCAAAGTCTGCAACAAACCAATGAATTGCTGTTGCTCATACTCACGAGCAATGATGCCCAAGGTGGCAGTTGGGATGAAGTTCATGTCTACAGAGGGATAACGCTCTGGGTCAAACTGCATGAACCTGAAAGCCGCTTTTTTGATGAATGGAATCAAGAAATCTTCTTGGAAATTCACCAAAGTACGCTTGTATTTCTTGATGATGGAGGCAACAGCCATTGACATACCGCCACCACCGCCATCACGAGCCGCCTGAGTCACCATGCCCTGTGAATCCAGAGTTCCAGTGGCTTGCAACAGCATTCTTTCAAAGGCTTGAGCCGTTTGGAGGTTGTTTCCATCGGTTGAACCGAACTTGAATGGATACAAAATCTCGCTAGGAGCACCATTTGTCAGGATTGCCTTGCCCGGCTTCACCTCAAACTTAGCACCACGAGGCAAACGAGTCGCATCCATGGCAATCATGGGGCTTGTGGTCAATGCCAATGAGTCCAAGTGGCTACGAGTCTGGGCATCAATGGCTTTTTGCATATTAAATGCCTTCTCCACTGTGCCACGACCGAGTAATCGGTTAGGAACTGTGTCATCCTGATAGCTCAAAACAGGACGATCTTTCATCATGTAAGGGTTTTCCTCAGCCTTGAGCAACAAACCATCGTTGGCAATCACGACAATGGCTTCAACCATGTCTGTGTAATCTTCAGCGGCTGAGTTTTCAGGAAATAACTCTACGATTTCCTTGTTTTCCTTCATGTTATTGAGGTACTCACGAGGCACAAGACCATAGTAGGTCAGCAAAAGTACCTTTTCATCCTGATACTGAGAGACTTCTTGGGTCGGCTCAAGGTCAGTGTCTTCATAAGTAGGGGTGATATCTACTTTGCGGTAGATTCCCTTTTCAATACCAGCCACAATTTTGTGGATTGAGACATATTTTTCGATAGCCACGCCCATGCAGTCATCAATGGATGTGCCATTCGGGTCAAAGAGGAAGTTCTTAGGGTTGACAGGCATGATCTTGACAGCAATCCTGTCTCGCTCAATCACGCCAATTGCCGCTTGACCGGGCTGATTAGGGATAGGCTGTGTGGCAGGAACAAACTCTTTCTCAGTTTTGACAATAATCTCGCCAATGCCTGTGCCGTAGATTTCAGCCATCAACTCAATTTGGTCAATAGACTTTCTAATCTTGTCTTTCTTGAAGTCTTCCATCAGTTGAGCTTTAATCATCTCAACATCAATGGGGTTGCCGTTTACATCTTGGATATTGTCTTCAATGTCAAAGAACTCGCCTTGCCCAAAGATAGCTTCCATGATCTCGGCATGACGAGTCTCAACGGCTTGTTGGGTGGCAGGGGTAACGATACGGCTACGCTCAGACTCACGGGTCTTGTCTTCAGAAGCCCATTGACCTCGGAAGATGCGTTCGTACTCTAGCCAATCAGGGAGGAAGTTGGTGTCTCGGTAATCACGCCAGCGTTGGCAATGGTCAGTGACAAAATCTGTCAATTCTTTATCAGCCTCAGTCGGCTCATAAAATTCGTTTTGTTCAAGTTTGTCTGTTGCCATATTTATCTACCTTTGGGCGGTTGTTGATCTTGCACCCTTTGAGCTTGTTCTAATAGTAACATTAGCTGAGTTGCAAGAGTAGGGTCTACATGAGATGGAGCTTTACTAGCAAAATCATTTTTTGGATAAGCAGAATTTTCTAATCCAAAAGCTAATGCTTCACCAGTTGATGCCCTGTAATCTGCTTTGTCTTGTAAAAACTGCGGAGCTAATTTTTTTATTTGATTAGAAATTTCTGGAGTTCGATAACCAATAATTTTTTCATAATTATCGACAAATTGTTTTTCTAAGTCACTTTTATTTTTTTTGTTTTGTAATTCTCTATACTGATAATCTAATTGTCTTTGCGCGGCATGAGTCAGTTCATGTGTAAGTGTAGGTGTCATATATTGAGCACCTGTTGACTCTGGATTGGCATTTAAGTTTACTAATCCTGTGTTTGGAATTGGAGAGTTAAATAATCCGGGCTGACTAAATGAACCATAAGTACCAGAAAAATTTGGTTTATATTGAATCTCAGGAAAAGCTCTACGGCTCATCAAATAGTTAGACAGGGCTTGATATTCTGGATTCTCAGATGCCAGTTGCAAAACCCTAGTCAAGTACTTGTCCATTTATATCCCCGATATTACATCTAGTGGTTGCCACTCATCTTCTTGATCTTCCTCGAAGTATGTAGTGACAGCAAGTTGGTCGATGTATGACAAAGAGTCGGGTAAGTCATCGTGTACGCCTTGGGCTGGAAACATTAAGAGTTGGTCTTTGAATTCATCCCAATCTTCCTCAGAGTTCAGCACAATGCGCCCATGCTCAAACCGCCCTTGGAGACTCCAGATAATCCTGTCAGCCTTTTTCCTGTTGCCATGCGTTAAGTCAACTATGTGCGAATATACATTATTTTTTCGCATTAAGTCACTCAAATACGGCAAAACTGCGTTTTTTAACGCCCCCCTCTCAATTCCCACCGACAAAGGGCGGTATTCCCGCATTTTTAGCAGAATCGTGGCGGCTGTCTCCCTGATGTCCCACCGCCCATAGGCAATCTCTTTGACAAACCACTTCCCATCGTCAGTGACCTTGACCACAGAGATAGCTGTCTGATCTAGCCTTTTCTTGGAATTGGCGGCTTGTTTGGCAACTTCCTCAAAACCAGCCAAGTCCACAGCAATATAGTACGAGCCGTATTCTGGTTCTGTCCCATATTTCAGCCATTCTTCCTTGAAAACATCTGAGCCAGCATTGTCAAAAGAAGCCATATACTCTTGCTTAAAGGCAAAGGTGCTAAGGGTTTTCTTTGCGCTTTCGATTTCAGAGGGGTCGATCAGGGGGTTATCTTTGGTGGTGAAGTGCCAAGATTTCCAATCTTTGTCTTCTTCTGATCTTCCAAGTTTAAATATGTCATAGAAAAAGTTACGACCTTTGGGAGTTCCGATGAACATTGCCCGACCTTTTTTGTCTGACAGCGAAGCTCGAATGACCTGTTCCCAAGCCTCGGGTTTGATGTCGGCAACCTCGTCAAGCACAGCATAGGTGAGTGACACTCCTCGCAAAGTATCTGGGCGATCTGCACCTCTAACATAGATTTTTGCTCCGTTTATCAGGGTGATGTCCATGTTATTGATGTGGCTAGACTGAATAACATCTCTGCCCAACTCCATCAAAACATCCCAAATAATCTGCCTAGCCTGTCCATTGGTAGGCGCAACATACAGCACAGCAGAGCCAGCAGTGCATTGCAGTCCTTCAATCAGGAGGGTAACGGCTGAGAGACGAGACTTACCGCATCTACGACCAGCGGCAATGACTTTGAACCTTGTTTTATCAGCAAAGACTTCTTGTTGCCAAGGGAGGAGACTGAAATTCAAATCAGACATCTTTGCTTTCTATTTCTTCTGCTTCTATGACAGGGTTTTCCCCAATACTGACACCACCAATACCTGAGATTGTGATGTTGACTGCGGAGCGTTGTTTTCCTTCTTTTTCAAACAGGGAGACAGGTAGCATTCTGTCCATACAGAGTTTGAGTGCCGCCATTTGAGCAGGGTGTTCGTCATTCATGGCAATCTCAACTGCCTTATAAACAACATTAGAACCAGCACTGTTTATCAGGAGTTCTTTGAGTTCTTTGATTTTTTGTTGCTCAGTCTTGGGTAAGACGAGAGCAGAGGGGTTGTCTGCATATTTAGAGAGGGTCATCTTTCCTGAGCCACGAGGACGACCCTTTTTTTTCAGGTTATCAGGAAGTGCATCTACAGCATTCATCTTTTGTCCAACAGAATGGGAAGTTAGCGCACACTTTACACGAGAAAAAGAATCTTGTATAGTGGAGACAAACGGGGGCATCACCCACCCCTCTATGCGGTTGAGCCGACCAAGTAGGATAAGCGTAGTGAACCATGTAGTTCTTCAGTAAAGCACAAGACTTGAACGGGGCTAGTAGCGTGGAGAGATAGCACTGACAAGCATCTCTAACTTAGATAAACGAGAGGCTCTCCTTTTAAAAAGGATACCACCCTCTACGGGTGACTTTCCTATTTCGTCTTCTCCCCTAATCCAGATAGCCATTGTTTAGTGTTGTACGGTTAGATTGCTTTTTGAGTGGCTCGGATGCTACCCAAATATTTACAACACACGACTACCCCCTCCCCCCCATCAAAGTGAGCACTCACTTACAAGTAAGCAACCACAACCCTAGCGAAGTGAGCACTCACTTACAAGTTAGCAAGCACTAACATATGTGTTGGATTATTTCCACAAAGCAAGCGCTTGGTTGGTAGATAGAGGAGATGCACCATAATCCGATACCTTTCACAATGCGAAATATATTGCACTGCAACATAAAATGCAAACTATTGATAACAGTTTATCGATAGGATATTTATATGGGCTAAGATGGTGCGGAGTGAACACTAACAACACTGATTTGGTGCAGAGTGTTTACTAACAACACCTTTTTGGTGCGCTCTGTTAGTGAGCACTATCATTCTAGATTCGGTACTTGCTGAAACCTGAAAATTGGCACGGTATGTGCATTAGTAAATAGTCCGATGTTGGACTGCTTTGTTGAAAGGTTTCAAGATGAAAGCATATAAACACCTAGTTAAATTCGCTTTAAAGCATGGTCATACTGTATCGGTATGGGATGGCGAAGAATGGCAAGTTAGACGGTCTACAGGCTATCAAGCCATCATAGATGCAATTGAATCAGTAGAAATAGCATCTTTAAGAATCCGAAATAAAGACGGTGAAATTGTGGGATGGGCATCTGTCATCCCTTTCGGCTTAGAAGATGATGAAACCGTAGCAGATAACACCATCACCCCATTTATGGAATTGTGGGAAGAATCCTATAAATCTACAATCTGACAATTCAGAGTTAAGCCCGAAAGGGCTTACCTGTGCACTGTCGCACTATTTTGAAAGGCGTGAATCATGAAACCAAACATAACACTATCAAACGGGCGCATTGTGGCGCATCGTGACTATCTGTTGACTGGTAAACCATATGCAACTGAGGCGTTCATGCTTGACGGAGGCACAATGTCCGATTTTGAATGGACAGAATATTGCAAACTGACTGCGCCTAAGCCTAAGCCAGTCAAACCCATGTGGGCACAGATTAAAGCAAGGGAGACTAATCATGTTTGACAAAATAGATTCTATCGTGCTCGGTGTATGCGGCTTTGCCGCCATTGCGTTAGCTTTAATTTTGATAATTGAAAGGTTATAGAGTGCAAACCATTGGGCACATTGTGCCCTTTGGCCTGTACTTTTGCAGGGTTTGAAAGGTGTTGAAAATGACTGATAAAACTTACAATGGTTGGACAAACTATGCTACTTGGCGGGTCAAATTAGAATTATTTGACTATGCCGACCCTAGAGACTTTTCGACTAGGTTTCACCCCGATGAAGCCTACAATTTAGGGCATGACCTGAAAGAATATGCCGAACAACTATTGGCAGACACTACACCACAAGGATTAGCACTTGATTATGCTTATGCCTTCCTAAGTGAAGTCAATTGGCACGAAATAGCAGAGCATTTAATAGAAGACTATATCTCTGAAAATGAGGTATCAGAATGATAAAAGGCACAAACGCACCAATAAAACCCTCATTTGAAGGGCAAATTGTCAAATTTAAGTCGCCATTTGCGAATGTTTACCTTTATGACATTTGCAAACGAAATGACAAATATGGCTGTCTTGATTGGTGGGCTTTGAATGACCCAACCGAAGAACAAAAAACCCAAGCAAAAGAGGTGACAATATGACATTAGACGAACAAAAAGCCTTTATAGATGCTTATGCCCAAAACATTGCACATCTTTCTAGAAATGAAGTAGCAGATTTTATTGCCCTTTATGAATCAGGGAAAGATTTTGATTATTCGTGTGAACATACTGTAATTATGGACGCACTGGGAATATGGCATTCCGCTATTAAATGGCAGTTAAAACAATTGCAAGGGGTGACAGCATGAAACACACAATGGTCTACTTTGGAAATATGACACATGGAACATTTTCTATAAATGGCGATGAAATACCTACTGTCATCATTCATTCAATTGACGAAAAAGCCATCATTGAATGAATGATGACAGTAGGTATTTCATCATT